CATCTCTCAAATGCCGTTGGTGCGGGTGGGTTACTACTGTCCAGTTTCTTGCTTCTGGTAAAAGAGCAAGTGGCGTGCATGGCAAGACCTTATGAGGAGAGTTGCATAAACTCTCCTTTTCTAGTATAATATATACTAGGAGTTTAGATATTTTATGTCTGATTATAAGAAGACTGTACTTGTTCTTGGTGCAGGTGGATTTATTGGAAGTCACATGGTGAAGAAACTCCGTTCTGAAGGATACTGGGTTCGGGGAGTTGATCTTAAACATCCTGAATATTCAGCATCTCATGCGAATGAGTTTATTGTTGGTGATTTGAGAGACACTCGTTTTGTTTCTAGATGTGTTCGTTTTACTGGATACCTTGGCAACTTCTACAAAGATATTGTAGATAAGTTTGCCGAACCTTTTGATGAAATCTATCAGTTTGCTGCTGATATGGGTGGTGCTGGTTTTGTTTTCACAGGTGAGAATGATGCAGACATCATGCACAACTCTGTATCTATCAATCTGAATGTTCTTGAGGAACAACGAAAACTGAATGAAATCACAGAACAAAATAAAACTAAAATCTTTTACTCTGGATCGGCATGTATGTATCCAGAGCATAATCAAATAGACCCTGATAATCCTGATTGCCGTGAAGAATCAGCATACCCTGCAGCACCGGACTCCGAGTATGGATGGGAGAAACTCTTTAGTGAGCGTCTCTACTTTGCTTACAATCGCAACCATGGCATCCCTGTTCGGGTTGCTAGGTATCATAATATTTTTGGACCAGAGGGCACCTGGGACGGTGGCAGAGAGAAGGCACCAGCTGCAATCTGCCGCAAAGTTGCTCAACTCCCGGAGTCAGGTGGACCTATCGAGGTGTGGGGAGATGGGTTACAAACTCGTTCCTTCTTGTACATTGATGAATGCATCGAAGCAACTCGAAGACTGATGGATAGTGACTTTATGGGCCCTGTGAACATTGGATCTGAAGAGATGGTTACTATTAATCAACTTGTAGAAATTGCTGCTGAAGTTGCAGAAAAAAAAGTTTCTAAAAATCATATTGATGGTCCTCTAGGTGTTCGTGGTCGTAACTCTAATAATGATTTGATTCGTGAAAAGTTGGATTGGGATTATCAGATAACACTTAAGGAAGGTATTCGTTACACATATTATTGGATCCGAGAGCAGATTGGAGAATGACTTATAAAGGAATTATATTGGCAGGTGGGAGTGGTACTAGATTATATCCTTCCACTTGTTCTGTATCAAAGCAATTACTGACAGTGTATGATAAACCTCTTATTTACTATCCATTAAGTACTCTAATGATCACTGGTATTAGGGATATTCTTATAATCACAACTCCCGAAAGTATAAATCAATTTAAAAAACTTCTTGGGGATGGATCTAAATGGGGCATATCTCTTAAATATGCCATACAAGAAAATCCAAATGGATTAGCTGAAGCATTTATTATTGGTAAAGAATTTATCGGTGAGGATAACGTTTGTTTGGTCCTTGGAGATAATGTTTTATATGGAAATTCACTTCAGAGTATTTTGAAGAGTTGTAAAAAAAATAATGGAGCAACTATTTTTTCTTATCCAGTGATAGATCCAGAACGATTCGGTATTGTGGAAACTGCTAATGGAAAAATTGTATCCATTGTAGAAAAACCAAAAGAACCAAAGTCAAACCGTGCTGTTATTGGGATTTATTTTTTTGATAACAAAGTAATTGAGTATGCTAAAAAAGTCAAACCTTCGTGGAGAAACGAACTAGAGATGAGTTCTATTCATAATGCATATCTTGATGAAGGTTCTTTGAGAGTTGAAGAGTTGAATAGAGGTGTAACTTGGATTGACGCTGGAACTGTTGATTCTTTATTGATGGCTTCTAACTTTATTTCTAATATTGAAAAAATGCAAACGTATAAAATTTCTTGTCCAGAAGAAATAAGTTTTAACAATGGTTGGATCAGTGAAGATGAATTAAGTAAACTTGCACAGGAACAAATTAAGAGTGGATATGGTGAGTATTTGAAACGTGTTTTGGAAGGATTATGATTAAAATTGATTTAGAAGGTGTTTATGTATTTGAAACATCAAAGTATAGAGATAATCGTGGAACATTCACCGTCCCATTTAATCTAAAAGAATTTAGGGAAAGAACTAATTTTTATGCGGATTTTGTTCAAGATAATCTTTCTACATCAAAGAAAGGTGTATTGAGAGGTCTTCATTATCAAGTCAAAAATCCTCAAGGTAAATTTGTAAAAGTTATCAAAGGATCAGTTCAGGATGTTATTGTTGATCTTCGACAACGATCTCCTACTTTTGGAAAATATTTTTCGATTATCTTGTCAAGTAAAAATAATCTTGCTCTATGGGTTCCTCCAGGTTTTGCTCATGGATTTTTATCTTTAAGTGAAGGTACTCAATTTTTTTATAAGGTTACTAATGATTATAGTCCAGAAAATGAAAGGTGTTTGTTTTGGAACGATCCTGAATTGAATATTGACTGGCAAATTGATGATCCAATTCTATCGGAAAAAGATGTTAATGGTAAAGTATTTAAGGAGTGTGAAAAGTATGGGTAATAAAGTATTATTTTTAGGTGGTAATGGATTTATTGGTAGGGAAGTATTGCCACTTATGAAGTTAAATGGATATGATGTTGATTATCCAAGTTCTAACGAATTAAATTTACTTGATGATGAAGGAACTAATTTATTTTTTGAAGATAAGTTTTATGATTCAGTAATTTTTTCTTCTATTGTGGGAAGAAAAACTCATTTAAAGTTTAACTCTGATGAATTATATAAAAATTTAGTTATGTTTGAAAATGTTTATAGACATAAAGATAAGTTTAATCATTTTGTAAACATTGATAGTGGTTTATCAATTCAAAAAAATTTCAAAAAATACTCATATGCTTTTTCAAAGTATTGCATTTCAAAAAGAATTGAGAATGATACAAATGCAATCAACTTACGAGTTTATGGATGTTTTGGACCTAGTGAAGAAAAACGCAGATTTTTTGTTGGAAATATTTTAAGATACATTAATAAAGAACCTATGAGTATTAATAAGAATATAATTCATGATTTTATTTCTTCTAAAGATTTGTTCAGTATAATTGACTGGAGTATAAAAAATAAAAATAATATCCCAAAAAATATTAATTGTGTCTATAATAAAAAATATAAACTTACTGATATATGTGATATAATTAATACTTTGGATGAGCACAAGGTTGATATAAGTATCAATAGTTTTGAATCTGGATTAGACTATTATTCTTTAGAGGGTAATATTCCAATAAAATGTGAAGGACTACATAACGGTATAGTTGACTGTTATCAAAGATTGATGGGAGAAACATGATTATGTCTGAAAAAATTATTGTAACGGGTGGATGTGGATTTATTGGAGGTCATTTTTTAGATTATATACATTCTAAAACTGATTCTGAAATAATTGTTTTAGATAAGTTGTCATATGCATCTAATATAAATGTCATTCCAAATAGTAGTCAATTTAAATTTGTTTGGTGTGACATTTCAAATGAATCCCATGTAAATTATATATTCAATGAATATAAACCAACAAAAGTATTTCATTTTGCTGCAGAGAGTCATGTTGATAATTCTATAAAAAATTATAAACCATTTTTAGAATCTAATGTTATTGGAACTATAAATCTTTTAAACGCTTCCTTAAAAGTTGATCTTGAAAAGTTTCATCATGTCTCTACTGATGAAGTTTATGGTTCATTAGAATATGATAGTGATGAATTATTCACTGAAGAAACTCAGATAGATCCCAGAAATCCTTATTCTGCTAGTAAAGCATCATCTGATCATTTCGTATCTACTTGGAATAATACTTATAAACTTCCATACCTAATTACTAGGTGTTCTAATAATTATGGACCTAATCAACATCATGAAAAATTAATACCTAGAGTTATTACCAATGCATTGAAAGGGAAAAAAACATATATGTATGGTGGAGGAAATCAAACCAGGGATTGGTTGCATGTAAAAGATCATTGCGCTGCTATATGGTTATTAGATGAATTAAAAGTCATTAATGATATTTTTAATATTGGTGGTGATTGTGAAAAAACAAATCTTAATGTTACAAAATCCATATTAGATATTATGAGTAAACCATATAATTTAATAGGAGTTAGTGGAGAGGAACAATCCTTAGATGATCCTTTCTATAAACCTTTAGAAGCTCCTTACTACAGACCTGGACAAGATAGTAGGTATGGAACGGATCATTCTAAACTCACTAATCTCACTGGATGGAAACCATCAGTTAAATTTGAAAAAGGATTAAATGAAGTAGTTATGGAGTATATGAAAAAATGATAGATTATTTGACTGTTGTTTATAAAAATTATGATCTACTTAATCTTCAACTAGACAATTTTAAAAAAAGATTTTCTGATAACAGTTATAGATTAATCGTAGTAGATAATACTCCAGATATTGAAAAGAAAAAAATTGAAAGATCTGATGAGATTGACATTGTAGTTGAATTAGAATCTGTTCCTACATTTGATGGCATTTCTCATGGAAGAGCTATTGATGTTGGTCTTGATTACTGTGAATCTGATATTGTTTGTCTTTTTGATTCAGACTTTTTCTTTCTTCATCCGGATATTGATGAGTATGCTAAGAAAAAGTTTGAAGAAGGATATTCTGCTGTTGGATGTAGTTGGGATGATGGTGATGGAACAAGACCTTGGGTTCAGAGATTCCCAGAAAAGTTTATCAATATTCCATGTGCATTCGGATCTTTTTATAATATAGATGTTGCAAAATCTGCTTCTTGGGTTATTACTCCACAGGAAGTAGAGCAGAATAAACCAGAAGGTTTCATTGAAGTCGGTTGGAGAATTCGTAAACATATCTTAGAGAATTCGATTAAAACTATTTCCTGGAAGACAAATTCTTCTGGATATGGTGATTGTATTTTTAGAGATGATTATGATACAATAATGGGAATCCATTATGTTGCTGGATCGCATAGGAGATGGAACCCTCAAACATATTCAGAAATTAGTAAAGTAATTAGTGAGGAATATTAATGAAGTCTGTAATTTGTCACTTTTATAATGAAGAGTATTTACTTCCATGGTGGTTAAATCACCATAAAAAATATTTTGATTATGGATTAATGATCAATTATGCTTCTACTGATAGGTCAGTAGAAATTATAAAAGAAATTTGTCCTGATTGGCAGGTGGTTGATTCTGTAAATCCTGAATTTGATGCAGCAGAATGTGATATTGAAATAGAATATTATGAAGAACAAATTCCTGGATGGAAGATTGTTCTCAATGTTACTGAATTTTTGGTTGGAAAATATTCTCTACTCACTGATGAGAAGTCACCAAAGAAAATTTTTATACCATCTTTTTATTTTGTTGACAAATCTGATAATACTGTAGTTGAATCTAACATACCTTTATATGAACAGTTGTCTAATGGAATAGATTTTGTAGATAATCCAATGATTAGAAAACTTAGATGTTTACATAATCATCAAATTAAATATGTTCCTGGAAGACATTTTTCAAACTTTGATGATGCTACAGATGATTTTGTAATTTTTAATTATGGATTCTCTCCAATGAATGAGGATTTGATTTCTAGAAAACTGCAAATTCAGGATAGAATTCCAGAGTCTGACAAGAGAAAGAATTGGGGATCTGAGCATCATGACAGCAATAGGGGATTGACTGCTGAAAAATTATATGATATACTTAATACTGTGTACAGACCACAATCTAAAGACTTGTCAGACAAAATGAAAAAATATCTGGAGATTATTGGATGAATACTTTATTATTACCATTATCAAATTTTAACGGTTCTGAGTTGGACAATCATCTTGAATATATACGTAAAACAAGAAATAATTCTAAACATTATATGACCCGATTTCGTGGTGAAATAAACTCTGAAATGCAGAAGTCGTGGTATAGCAATATTTCTAAAAAAATAAATCCTTATATCTTTATCGTTGAAGAACATGGAGTGGTATTTTATCCAGTTGGATATGGAACAATTAATATTGAAGGTGATTCTGCTATGGTGACAGGAGTTATTTCTCAATCCGAACGTGGAAAGGGTTTTGGTAGAAAGTTATTTTCTGCTTTAATAGAAGAATCAAAGAAGATGGCACAGAAGGTTTCCTTGGAAGTACTTGAAAATAATACTATTGGTATTAGTTTGTATGAATCTATAGGATTTATAGAAACAAATAGAGATCACGATGTTATCACAATGGAGTTGAAAAAATGATTCCCCAATTCAAAGTAAAGATGGCACTTGATGCTAAAGAAATTGTTGCAGAAGTTCTTGACTCTGGATTTATTGGCCAGGGTCCAAGAGTAGAAGAGTTTGAAGATATTCTTTGGAAAGAACTTGGTAGTTCTGTTAGACCAGTCACTGTTAATTCTTGTACTAGTGCTATTGATCTTGCATTAGATCTGATTGGAGTTGGACCTGGTGATGAAGTTATTTCAACTCCACAAACTTGTTTTGCCTCTCAGGTTGGAGCAATACATAAGGGTGCAACTATTCGTTGGGCTGATATTGATCCAATTACGGGTTGTATGGATTCAAATTCTATTGAAAGACTCATTACGGATAAGACAAAAGCAATCATTGCAGTGAACTGGGCTGGAAGATATTGTAATTTTACCTCTTTAAAATCCTTTGGTATTCCTGTAGTTGAAGATGCTGCACACTGCTGGGATGTTTTTAATGATAACACTTGTGAACGTGGTGATTATATTTGCTATAGTTTCCAGGCAATTAAATTTTTGACGACGGGTGATGGTGGTATTCTTATTCCACCTAAAGACAAGGAAGAAGATGCAAGACTCCTTCGTTGGTATGGACTTGATAGAACGAAAGGTCAAAGTTTTCGATGTACTCAGAATATCAAGGAGGCAGGGTTTAAATATCAAATGAATGATATTGCTGCTGCTATTGGTATTAAAAATATTCCTCACGCAAAAGAATCTGTCTTTGATCATAGGAAAAACTCCAAAATCTTTATTGATCGTATTCGTAATAATGATATTGTAATTCCAGAATGGGATGAAAATGGATCATACTGGATCTTCTCACTTCATGTAATAAATGGAAGGAGGAATGAGTTTCTGGAGTATATGAAGAACATCTCTATTACAGTAAGTCCAGTACACTATAGGAACGACGAATATGATTGTACTATTGAGTTTAGAGAGTTTGATCTTCCTGGAGTAAACCAATTCTCAGACACTCAAGTTTGCATTCCTAACGGTTGGTGGTTGACAGAAGATGAACTTGATTACATTGTGGAAAAAATAAATGAGTTTTGATGTAGACACAAGTAAGATGATGTGCTAAAATTTATTAAAAATTGTTATAAACTTATGGAGTATAAAAGATGATAAATTATGTTGTCTGTTGTTGGTTTGGACCTAGAGGAAGTAAGAAGTATAGTGCTTTAATTGAAGGTGATAAATTTTATTTTATCAATCAACACTTAGAGTTTCTGAATATCTATTCAAAAGGTGATATTGAAAAGGCGACTTTTGTTGTTAACTCTAGGCCAGATGAAGATACTGAAACTATAGAAAAATTTTTTTCTGAGGTTAAACTAGATAGTGGTATTAAAGTTGATTATCTGTTCCGCGACAATAAAGACAGTAATGGGTTGGTTAGAGGATCATATGGAGCCTGGAACGATGTAATGGTTAAAGATATCACTGCAGATACGAACATTGAAAAGTTCTTAATGTTTGAGGATGATTATATTCTTGTAAATGAAGATTGTGTTTATCCATATATTGAAAGATGTACAAAAGATAGTCCTCTTGTATGTTCATATGTGATGAAACCAAACCAATGGTGTATTGAACATCTATCACATGCTGGACTCGTATGTGTCGATAAAATGATTGCTAAAAAAATATATGATGAGCATAAAGAAGTTTTATATTTTGAACAACCAAATCCAAGTTTATCTGATTATTCCAATATTTGTAATGTTCAGGTGTATTGTCACAAGCACTTCACAAATAAAGGATATAAACTGGTCGATGTTCTTGATGAATACTCGACAGGATACTTATACTGCAATCAACCAGGATTTAGTGAAGAATTGTTAGTAGTGTTTGGAGATTCTCAGAACGCAACATTGGTTATTCCTATTGGATATAAGGATTATGAATATGAAGATCCTTATGCATTGATGCCTAACATCCACACCAGATAAATGAAAGTTTTATTTTTTGGCAATAAAAGTTGTCCATATTCTATGGGTGCTTATGATTTTCTTCAAAGATTAAATTTAGATATTATCGGAGTTTGGTCTGAAAAAAGAAAAGAAAAAATACCTGACGAAATTTATTCATGGAGTGGTGACTACATCTTCTCCTTTCAGAGTTACTTTGTAGTTCCAAAAAAAATATTGGATAGAGCAAAAATTTCAATTAATATTCATCCAGCATCTCCAGATTATCCTGGTAGTGGTGGACCTGCTTGGGCAATATATGATGAAGCAAAGTATTATGGATGTACTGCTCACATTATGAATGAGTGTATAGATAATGGTGCAATATTGAAGGTTAAGAGGTTTGATATCTTACCCACTGATACCATTACTTCTTTGTTGCATAGAGCAAAGTTAAATGCTATAATTTTATTTTATGAGATGGCCCAAGATCTTTTCATAAATGGAAAAACTGTTGATGAATTTCTTTTGGAAAATAATCATGAAGAATGGAATGGACTAGACAGAAAAATTCATCAAGTCAATAAAATGAGATTTATTGAATGTGATATTGATCTTGTAGAGTTTGAAAAAAGAGTTAAAGCATTTCACAGTACAGAATATCCGTTAAAACTAAAATTTCATGGAAGAAATTTTGTTCTTGAAGACAATTCACAATTTTGATATTTACTAATTTAATTCAATGACTTCTAAATTTAATTACCTAGTCTCTTTTTACTTTGGACCAAGAGGTAATGAAAACTACAATAAAAGGTTGAAAGATAACAAGTTTTTCTTTGCAGAAAAGCATATTGATTTTTTGAAAAATTATTCTAAAAATAATATTGAGAAAGTAATCTTTGTTGTTAATCTAACCCCGAGTGATAATCAAGAAGAGATTACAAACTTCTTTGCGGAGAATAGTTCTAAAATCTCTGATGATATTGAGTTTGATTTGATTTTCCGTGACAATTATGGATTTTCCTATGCAGCTTGGAATGAAGGAATCATTGAAGATTTACAAAAAGAAGATGGTGAAGCAGAGTACTACATGTGCTTGGAAGAAGACTATATGTTGAGAAATGATACCTCTATTCTTCCTATAATCGAAAGATGTAATGAAGTCACTTCTTATGTGGCTTGCTCTGCTGTTATTGATCACCCAGACTATCCAAACCATGCATCCTTCTCTGAAGGTATGTTCTATAAAGATTCTTGTAGAAAAGTGTATAAGGAGAAAGGAAATCCTTTTTACATCATCAATGGAAATAATGACTATCCACATGCTTGGAAAATTCAAGAAACTTTTTATAAGAATTTTTTAGACATGGGATATAAGATTACTGATTTTCTTGATGGTTACTCTTGTGATTTCTTATATACTGGATCTAATGAAGTTAAGACTTTTGGTGAGTCGGATACAGAGAAATTGATTGTACCAATTATGCCATGAATTTATTTTCAATTTGTATACCAACCTATGAGATGTCTGGGTACGGCCCAAAAATGCTTAGGGGATTATTAGACAATCTAAAATCTCAAACAATTCAAGATTTTGAAATTGTTATTTCCGATCAAAGTGAAGACTTGGAGACATATAAAGTATGTGAGGAATATCATGATGTTCACACCATAAAGTATATTAAAAATTTCTATGCTAATGGAAGATCTGCACATAATTTAAATACGTGTTTGGATTCTTCTACGGGAAAAATAATTAAAGTAATGTTTGAGGATGATTATTTTCTTGATAATGATTCATTGAAAAAGATTGCTGAAAAATATGATGAGGGTCACAAGTGGGTAATGAATTCATTTACTCATACTCAAGATGATAAAAACTTTTTCAATTACATCACTCCTACTCTTAATGATCATTTATTGGATGGGGTGAATACGATGGGCAATCCATCTAATCTCTCATTTCTTAGATCACATAAGCAATATTTTGATGAAGATCTGCTATACTTAGTTGATTGTGAATATTATTATCGTATGAATCTTTTGTATGGTTCACCCGGAGTGGTTGATGATACTCTTGTTGCCATTCGATATCATGAAAGTTCTGCAACTATGAATCCAGAATTTATCTCCAAAAAAGATGTGGAGATAAATTACTGTGCTAACAAGTACTATGACATTTTAGAATCATGACATTATCATTTAATCATCTTGGAAGACTTGGATTTCTTGCAAATCAAATGTTCCAATATGCAGCAATAAAAGGAATTGCTGCACACAATAAAATTGAATATATGATTCCTGTAGATGAAGAGATGCAATTATCTCAAGGATTTAAAATGACTAATGCTACTCAAAACAGAGGATTTTTAGGTAGCCTTAATCGTAGAGATGGTAGAGGAGCACCTATTGATTGTCCAATAGTAGCAGAATCTGGATTTGAGTTTGATGAATATCTTTTTAACAATCCACCAAAAGACGCATCTTTATATGGGTTTTTCCAATCTGAAAAATATTTTTTAAATATTTGGGATGAACTTCAGGAAGATTTTACTTTTCATGATGAAATTTTAGATCCTTGTCAAGAGTTTATTTCTGGTATAAGTGGTAAGGTTGTTTCGGTTCATATTAGAAGGGGTGACTATTTACAAAACTCTGCTAACCATCATAATCTTAGTGATGCTTGGTTTGAAGAAGCAGCATCTAAATTTCCTGATCATACAGTTTTAATATTCTCAGATGATATTTCCTGGTGTAAGGATCAGAAAATGTTTTCTGATGATAGATTTATGTTTTCTGAAACTGAAGATGGGAAGATAGTTACAAATGATGGGAGATGGGAAAGTTCTAATATGGATCATTGGTATGATTTATGTTTACAAACTCTTTGTACTGATAATATAATTTCTAATAGTACTTTTAGTTGGTGGGGTGCTTATTTAAACAAAAATCCAGATAAGAGAGTATTTGGACCAGATCCAAAAACAAAATGGTTTGGTCCAAATAATTCTCACCTAGATACAAAAGACTTATATCCTGAGCACTGGGAGATTTTATAATGGACAAAAATAAGTCACTTTATAAACTCAAAAAACTTCCTCCCATATATTATTTAAATCTGGATGATCAACCAGAGAGAAAAGAATATATGGAAGAGCAATTTAAATACTGGGAGATTGAGAATTATACTCGCATCTCTGCATATGATGGTAGGGACGGTAGAGACCTCGGAGACATTCTTAAAGGGAGATACCCTGATATGATGTCTTCTGGTGAGGTTGGATGCACCACATCTCATCTGAAAGCAATGGTAGAGTTTCTTAAGACAGATGCTCCATGTGCCTTAATGATGGAAGATGACTGTGATATCTCTACTGCATCGTATTGGCCTTTTGAATGGAAGAATTTTTATGCAAAAATTCCTTATGACTATGATGTAATTCAACTTGCTGTCATTAATCCAGCGTCAATTCACTTGAGAATGCATAAGAGATTTGTGAATGATTTCTCAACTGCATGTTATTTGATTACTCGTCGTCATGCACAAAAACTAATTGACCTTCATGTGAGAGGGGATAAGTATAAGATCGATAATGGAGTCAAACCGAGAGCAGTTGCCGATGATTTGATTTATAATTCTGGAAATACATTTTCTATTCCTCTATTCTTATATAAACTTGAACTTGGATCTTCAATTCATGCAGAACATATTGATGTTTTTCATAAGTCAAGCTACGAAGGTCTTTGGAATTTTTGGAAAACTCAGGCAGTTGATATTCAGGATTGGGATGCCATTTTTGATTACGATCCATATTTTAACCGATTACCTCCCATACAAGAAACAAAAGAGTAAGCATTTATACTGACTTCTCTTGACAAGACTTTATGTTTGCTATATAATACTGTAATGTTTCTTAACAAAACTCAAATGACTGTAACAACCGAAGACGGTGGACGCACAAACATGTGGGCTACCGAACCTCGCATGTACGTTGATCCATCCTATACTGAGACGTATGGTCTTGAGACATATGCAGAACGTGCAGAGAAACTTAATGGTCGCACGGCAATGATTGGATTTGCCGCGGCACTGGTTTCTTATGCTACGACTGGTAGTGTTTTCTTTTTCGGACTTTTCGGTTTCTGAGCACTTGACAATGTATCAAATCTTGTTTACAATGACTAGCATTGCCTTCTTTGTATTGTTGGCATATTCCGTAGAACAATTATCTGAAACTTACTAATGGACTTTAACGTTACCTTCCGTACTCCTGATGGTGTCGAAACAACTGTCACCTGTCAGGATGACCAATATCTTCTTGATGCTGCCGAGGAAGGTGGTATTGATATGAACTACTCTTGCCGTGCAGGAGCCTGTTCATCTTGTGCAGGTAAGATTGTATCAGGTACAGTAGACCAAAGTGATCAATCATTCTTGGATGACGATCAAATTGAAGAAGGATTTGTGCTCACTTGTGTTGCATATCCAACTTCTGATGTTATAATTGAAACTGAACAAGAAGAGAAACTCTACTGATGCACGGAAGTCTTGAACCAGAAGATCGAGTAATGGATGATCCATCTGTTTATGAACAAGTTTCTTCTCTTGCCCAAAAATATGGGTGGGAAGAAGGTGATAACATCGTAGTTGAAATGGCAGGAACTCAAGTTTCTGGTATCGATGTCGGTGAAGTCTATAACAAAAAATGGCAATCACCTATCGGCACTCGTAAGTATAACAAAGAAGCATTCATTGTTATCAAAAATCTTTCACGAGACCCATGGACTCCTTCTCAACCTATGGATAGAGAGCACAAACCTCAACATTCATATGAACCATACAAACCTGAAACAAAAATTGTAAAAAAAGATGCCTGACTTGATTGAACTTCTTACTTATTATGTAATCGGTGGTGCTCTCATCATCGGTCCTCCTGCAATCTTCCTTATTATTGCTATGATGGCGGCATTACAAAATACAAAAGGTCGTATGGTTGGATACAAAGACCACCAAATTTATGGCAATAGTTCCATCTATGATCCGGCACCAAAATTGCCAGTAGATCAAACTAAATTTTTCTTAGAACTAGATGCCTAATCCAAATCAACTCTATGATGATATGGAGAGATTAAATGCCCTATACGAAGAACTCTGCTGGGCACATGATGATGAATTAGTATTCACTCATGAAAATGGTAGAGTCATTATTTACAACAAAACACAGGAGAAAACAAATGAACGAAAGAGCAGAACGTATTAATGGTTGGGCAGCAATGATTGGTGTTATTGCCGCAATGGGATCATATGCAGTCAGTGGCCAACTAATTCCCGGAGTATGGTAAAATGATGTTATTAGCAACCTTTATGTTGGGTGCTTTTATAATTCATTCCGTATTTGCAGAAGACATTGATGATGACGATCATTTTGATGGTGGTATGTTGATACCAGCACAAAACCCAATTCAATAACAGACAAAAAAGACTTTACTCTATATACTGAGTAGAGTCTTTTTTATTATAT